ATCAATATACTAGCTGACTACTCAAGGCCTGAGACTATAGCTGAAATTGATAGAGCTGGTTATTACATTGAGAATGCTAACAAGGTAGTCAAGCAAGGGATAGATAACATTAAGACCTTTGGTGTATTCTGTGAGGACCATCCAGCAATCAAGAAAGAGTATGAGAATTACAAGTGGAAAAAAATAGGTGACACAATAACAGATGAGCCAGTCAAACTTTGGGATGATGCTATGGATGCTATCAGATACGCTGCAACATACATCAAGAAGGAATACTACACAGATGACAGCTACTTATCCTTCTAATTGAATTCTAATAAAAGTACAATATAGGTAGGGCACAAACAATCATAGCACAGCCTCAGGACTTCACTCCAGCTTATAATGAGTGCAAGTTTATTATTGACTCTACTAACAAGAATAAGTCAGGCTTTAGATACATCTTTGAGGTGTTTGACTCAGTTACGAATAATAGGATAGGATACTACAAAGCACTACCTACATTTGGCACTGGCTATGGTGAGCAAGATTTATCTAAGCTATTGAGTAACAATGTGAGCTTTGACTTTAATCCTTCAATCACTACTTTCTATGATGCATCTAATAGTTACTTTGGCTATGATGTAAAATTTGGAGAAGAGTATATCTTTGACATGAGTTACACAGCATCTCTGACTGATAATAGTGGCAATGTACGCATCACAGCTACACATCCATTTCAAGTAGGTGATCAAGTGAATATCACTCAAGCAGATGGTGGAGTTGCGAATCCTGGTGTTGAGGGACTTCACACTGTGATAGCTATAACTGGCACCACTAACTTTACAATCAATGCTCTATGGTCAGGAGTAACAGATGCTACTATCAATGGTGTTGTTGAGTATGCTGATAAGCGAAAGACTATAGACTTAGACATAGAGTCAACACTAGATAAATTTGTCTTCAATGGTGTATATTCATGGCTTGAGTTCCCTTACTGGGATGAGACTGACTATGAGCTTGATGGTACTACTAAGGAATGGTTAACAGACCAGCCTCAAGAATTCAGCTCAACACCTGGTCAAGATTTATGGCTTAACATGAGAGGTTTTGGAGTTGCACCAAGTGGTAAGGTATACTTTCAGAATGATAATGGAGATTTATTCTCTAAGGTAGTAGCTGGTAGTCAGACTATCAAAGGTGTGGCAGTTGGTCCTAATAACTATGGATCATTAACATTGATTAGTGGCACAGCTCCATTAGTAAAGAATGACACTAAAAGCTATGAGGTATGGTATGTTGACGGTTCTCCACAGACTCAAAAGTCAATCAAGTACAAGGTGAACATAGATAGAAGAATGTTAATCTCAGAGAGTCATATTGTGTTCTTAGATAGATTAGGCTCATGGAGTAGCTTTGCTTTCCAACTTAAAGCTTATGAGAGAGGCAACATCAATAGACAGACTTACAATCAAGATGTACCTGGTAGTGTAGTAGATGGTCAGTGGCAGTATAAAAGTTATGAACAAGGCACAGTCAACATAAACACTGAAGTAACTAAGCTCTATGACTTATCTACCAACTTTATGACAGAAGCTGAGGGAGAGTACTTTCAGCAGTTACTAACATCACCACAGACTTATATCAAGAATGTACTTTATCACATCACAGAAGATGGAGCTGTACTATTTGATGAGGATGGCTGTGTTATCCATGTACCTGAGAGCACTGAGTATGTGAGCTGTAATGTCACTACTAACAACTTTGAAGTGTTCAAGCAACGCAACAAGAATCTAATCAAGCAATCTATTCAAGTAAGGATAGGCAACAACGACATAATCAATGGTTAAGATAGTACTATCAACTGGTGTGCTTGATGTCTCAGAGAATCTTGCACTACCTATCACTTTCAGTATTGGTGACATCCGAGACTTGTCTTCACGTAAGGGTACATTCTCAAAAACTGTTACTCTAGCTGGTACTAAGAACAATAATGATCTACTTGGCCACTATTATGATGTTAATATAGAAGCTGGTACATTTAATCTAAACACCTTAACAAAGTGTCAAGTTATTCAGAATGGTGTACCTATCTTAGATGAGGCACTATTACAATTAGTAAGTGTTAGCAAGGTACAGACTAACAATAGATTTGAGGATGAGGTAAGCTATGAGGTACTAATCAAAGATACTAGAGCAGAATTCTTTACAGCTATCACTAATGCTAATTTGACTGACTTAGACTTCTCAGACTTAGATCATGTGTTTAGCTCCACAAATATAGTGGCTTCATTCAGTCACACTGTAGCTGATGGTTACAAGTATGTGATGCCGTATATCAATGGCAATGATTTCAATGCTAATGACTTTAAGCCAGCAATCTATGCTAAGACTTACTTTGATAGAATCTTCGCTGTAGCTGGATTTACTTACACTTGGGATGAGATAGCCTCAGCTAGATTTGATAAGTTGTTGATCCCTTATAATGGTGACAAGAATAACCAAGATTATGAAGACTATAGAGTTGATGCTAACAACACATGGACCACAAGCTATGTGCAACCTACTGGATTTAATTTTCCGTTTCAAGAAGCTATTAACTCAGGGTGGACAGAAGTTGTTGATGCACAGAATATTTATGATCCAATTACTGGAGAATATACTACACCATTTAGTACTAACCCTAATGCGAGTGAGCACTATCTGTATAATTTAACAATTGGAGGCTCAATCATTTTAGATAACACAAGTGGAGCTGATGCTAGACTAGGTCAGAATGGTATCTTTTTAAATATCTCAAATAAAAAATATAGAGTTTTTGCACGTATCAATGTTAATGGTTTTGACAATGGTAAAGTGTATGGACCTGAAGTTATAGTTGAGTATACAACAACAAGTCCTTTGCCTAATGGCACAACAACTATTTTAACATTTAACCAGACATTAACTGTACCAGCATTGGTTAATGACTTAGGTATTCCATTAAATATTCTTAGTGGTGATATTCAAGTTTTAGAAGTAGGAGTTGAGATGTATACAGTGGCTCCTGAGACAGGCTCATCAACACCTTATGGTGATCCTATTCCTTACACTTCTCAATGGTTAAGTATCAATCCAACACCACCATTCACTGGCACGCTTGTACCAGTTAATGTGGTCCTTGATTTAACTTTTATCAATGTTAGTATTTTACCAAGCAGTGACGTACAAGTAACTGGCTCAACACTTAACATCAATCAATACGTACCAAAAGAGATAAAACAGTCTGACTTTGTTAAGTCTATTTTACAGATGTACAACTTGTATGTTGAGCAAGATGTTAACAATCCTAACAATCTAATCTTAAGACACAGAGATGAGTACTATGACTCAGGAGCTGAGAAGGATTGGTCAAAGAAGTTAGCTAAGGATAAGGACCAACAGCTTATATTCCTTCCTGACTTGACTAACAAGAAGCTCAAATTAACTTATGCTCCTGACACAGATGAGTTCAACACAATGTACACTCAAGCTACTAGCGAGATTTATGGTCAGATAGAGTATACTTTTGACAATGAATATGTAAAGGATGTATCTACTCAGGAGTTGATTTTCTCACCTACACCAGTATTCTTGACATCATTTGGAGCTTATGTGCCAGCTATAATTGGAGCATCACCAAATACTAATATTCGCATCTTGTATGATGGTGGCTTGCAGTCATGTCAGCCATTTGACATCTTAGACTTTGGTACTACTGGAGAGTTTGGATTGACAAGCTATCCAATGCTAGGACACTTTGACAATGCTTTGACTCCTAGCTTTGATATCAACTTTGGCACTAATGACTTTTACTTCTATGAGCCAATATCACTGACATCTAACAACCTATACAACCTATACTGGAGAAGGACAGTCAATCAAATTAATGTAGGAAAAATGTTGATAGCTATGTTTGACTTGACTGAGCTAGACATCCAATCACTTAAGCTGAATGATAAGATTTATATCGATAACTCCTGGTGGAATATCAACAAGATACAAGATTACAATGGCAATCAAAGACAGCTCACTAAGGTAGAGCTAATTAGTATTGACACTGAGATAGACCTTGCAAGGTTTAAGACTGGCTTAGGTAGGCCATTTGGTGATGTAATGATAGGAGTAGGTGTAGATGCATTGGTAGGTAGAAATACTTTTAACAACAATGTCATCTTACCAGGTGCGAATGCTCAAGTCTTTGGTAAGGGCAATGTGGTCACAGCTGGTACAAAAGGAATCATAGTAGGTGATGGTCAGACATTGAGTGATGATGGTATGGTTATAAACAACCTAACAGTCACTGGCACTATCAATGGAGCTGTGGTTGCACCTTACAAGAAATATGTGGCCTTACTTAATCAATCAGGGACAGCTGACCCTACAGTAATCATCTTAGAGAATACATTTAGTGAGATACCTACTTTCTCAAGAATTTCTACTGGTGTTTATAAGCTAGAATTGATTGACTCCTTCACATTAGATAAGACATTTATAGTGACTGGCTCAGCTGATGTTAGTGCTGGAACTGGTGACTTTGCTACAGTAATTGCTAGAAGATTTGATGAAGATACAATCACTTTGTATACTTACGACAATTTTACATCATCAGACAATATGCTTGTTAACACATCAATAGAAATTAGAGTTTATGAATGAAGTTGAAATACCATTAAAGATAACTGGCATAGGTGCCATTAAAGCTGAGTTAAGAGAGTTAAAGGGTGCTATTGCTGATGCAACCGATCCTGAAACAATTGCCAAGTTATCACAAAGAGCTGGTGAGCTGAAAGATAAGCTATCAGATGCAAATGAGGCTGTAAATAACTTTGCAACTGGCTCTAAGTTTGAACAAGTCAGCAACTCATTAGGTGGTATAAAAGACTCATTACTATCATTAGATTTTGAAGAGGCACAACAAAAAGCTAAGGTATTTGCCAGTGCACTAGGTAACGTGAATCCAAAAGAGATATCAGCTGGTTTCAAAGCCTTCACTGGTGTCATAAAGACAATGGGTGGAGCATTTGTTAAGTTAGGAATCACAATCTTAGCTAATCCTATATTCTTACTAGTGGCTGCTATTGTGGCTATAGTTGCAGCAGTTGTAATGGTCCTTAAATACTTTGGTGTTCTTGATGCTGTACTTAAGGCATTGATGGCTCCTATCAATCTAATCATTGATGGATTTAAGGCTTTGACTGACATGTTAGGCTTCACAAGTTTTGCAGCCGAAGAGAATGCTGAGGTAGTTAAGAAGACTGAGGAGGCTAAAAGAGAGGCAATGAATGAAACCTTTGCCAATAGAAAGAAAGTTGCTGAGATGACTGCTACAATGAGCAGAGAAGAGATAGCAATGATGGAGGAGTTGACTGGTGTACAGATTGACACTTCTAAGTCATCATTTGATATTGAAGAGCAGAGACTACAGAATAACCAGGCATCACTTGAGGCACAGCTAGAATCACTACAAGCTATAGAAGATGCTGGTGGTGAACTTACAGAAGAGCAGATTAAGGATAGAGAGAAGCTTAAAGATGAGTATAAAAAGAATAATCAAGCAATAGAGGAGAACGAGAGAGCTAGAGCTAAGGCTATCATAGAAATCAATCAGAGACAGAATGACTTGTTAATTAAGTCAAGAATGAGATTGATGGCTGATGAGAATGAAAGAGCTAAGGCACAGCTTAAACTTGATAAAGAGAAAGAGATTAAAGAGCTTAACATCTTGATTAGAAATGCTAAGGTATTAGGTCAATCTACCAAAGGATTTGAAGAGGCAAAGTTAAACACCATAGCATTTTATGCTAATGAAGCTACTAAGATTGACACTAGAGTTGCTGATGAGGCTAAGAAGACAGCTGAAAAGGAAAGAAAAGAGAATGCTGACAGACAGAAAGCTAACTATGAAAGCTATGTCAAGTCACTTGAGCAGAAGTTAAAAGCTACTAAGGACTCCAACAAGGTATTAATCTTAGCTACAGAAGAGGGAACTCAAGCAAGAGTCACAGCTGAGGTCAATGCACTTCAAGCTGAGGTAGATTATATGGCTAAAAATGCTAAGGCATTTAAGTTAAGTCAGGACCAATTGACTATCATTAGAGCTGAGACACTTAAACAACAAGAGAAGCTACAAGAAGACTACAATAAGAAGGTAACTGATGCAACCAATAAAGAGAATTTAGCTAAGGCACAGAATGACTTGTTAACAGCTAGTACAGATGAGGCTAAATTAGATGCTAAGATTAAACTACTAGAAGCTGAAGCTAAGGTTAAATTGCAGACTGAAGGGCTAACAGCTATTGAGATTAAGAATATCAATGACCAGCTTGCAGTTGACTTAGGAGTGGTAGAAAAGGCTAAGACTGATTTAGCTTTTGAGAAGACAAAGAAATTAATTGATGCTGAGAAGTTAAGAATTGAGACAGCTCTATCATTAGCAGCCTTTGAGCTTGAAAGATTTAAAGGTAACAAGGATGAGGAGATAAGACTTAATAATGAGTTCTTGGCTAAACAATTGGCTGTACTAGATGCACAGAAATTAGCAGAGCTTAATAACTTGAATCTATCAGAGACTGAGAAGGAAGCTATCAGAGAGAAGTTCAGACAAGCTAAAATCACAGCAGAAGAGGCTACAGCTAAGAAGATTGAAGAGATAGAAGAGGCTGCTCAAGCTAAGACTTTAAAAAACATTAATGAAGGCTTTGAAACTACTAAACAAGCACTAGGAGCTATCACCAATGTACAAGAAATTAGTACTAGAAATAAGTTGAAAAATGTTGAGAAAGGTAGTAAGCAAGAAGAGGCTATCCTTAAGCAACAATTTGAGCAACAAAAGAAAATGAATCTAGCAATGGCTGCAATCAATGGAGCACAAGCTATCTTAGCAATCTTATCTGTTCCTGACTTCACTCTTGGTATTGCATCAGGGATAAGGATAGCGGCATCCATAGCAGCAACTGCAGCATCTATCTCAGCTATCTCATCCACATCTTTTGAGGGGGGTGGTAATGCTCCTACACCAGTGAGTGGTAACACTACACAGTCTAACATTGGTCAGATGGCAACACCTAACTTATTTGGCAATAGTAATAATGCTAACAATGTAGGCAACAATGGCAATAGCAATGACCAATCAACACCTAATTTCACAGTCACAGCTGTAGTAAGTGAGACAGAAATGACAAGCACACAGAATAGAGTTAAACGCATCCAAAGAAACGCAGAATTATGACAAGTTATCAAGCACTAATAAACAAGATTGAAGCATTTTACAATGATCACCTACAAGTAAAAAAAGTAGGTAGTGACTTCAATGAGCAGTTACCTAACTTTGCCACTAAGGATGAGAGGTATCCTTTGGTGTTTATTACTCCAATTGTGGCATCTACTACAATGGATGTGAACACAATTAGCTTAGAGGTGTATTGCTTAGATATCATTCAGAAG